AGCAATCTGGTTTTTTTCTACTAATAGTGTATCGGTCATTGTTTTGTCCATTTGGTGAATGTCATCATAAAATTACTGGTCATATCAATACTTTGAGTATAACTATCTATCTCTCTAAATAATGAAGGAATAATCGTGGAAGAAATAATTTTACCATGGTCTACGTACATAGGCATAGGAACTGTAGAAGCTCTTAAAATTTCCGAGTTACTTCAGACAGGAAGATTAGATAACGAGCGAACAACTAGAATTAGTTTTGCTAAAAGAACAAATGAAACTTTGATGGTAAAACAAACATTCATTGATAAACATAAACCAAAAGTTGGTGATTATGTTGTAAGAATAAAAGATAAATGGATGATCTGCATGCCTTCGAATATATTCGAAGATCTATTTCATCAAGTAAGTATTTAATAAATAACTAGGAGCAACACGTGGATCACAGTTTATTGACACAAACATTCGAACCATCCGAAGTTGTTAAGATTAAAATAAATGTAGGGGCGTTATTAGATATTCCCACTGGTAACTTCGTAGAGGGTCGCTATGGTGAGTATATCTTAAATGGTGGTGTCGCTACCACGACAGGTACTGTTGGTTATGGCAACATGTTTAAATCAACATTTGAACGTTTTCAGTTCCTCACATGTGTGGCCCGCATGGCTGGTTCAACAGGCAGCATTTACGATACAGAAGAAAGTATTGAAGAAGATCACGTGCAAACTATTGCTGATCGAATTCCTGAATTTGGTGGAATTGATGTTTTCGAAACAAAACGCGTAACATTAACTGGTAAAGTAAAATACTCAGGTAATGCATGGTACGACGTACAAAAAGAATTTCTTGCAAGAAAGATTAAGAACGCATCAAAACTACAAGTGCTAACACCGTTTTGGAATCGTGATCATAAAGGTCCACTTTACATTATACAGCCTACGTTTACTGAAGTCGATAGTTTTACTGATTTCGAAACAGATGATGTCATTGACATGCAGGATAAGAATAGTCTAGGTGAATCTGGAGCAAATACACTTCACATGCGTCAAGGTTTAGCAAAGTTGCGATTCTTGATGGAAGCAGCACGTTTGAATGCTGAAGCGTATAACTATCTGCTTATGACAGCACATCTTGGTAAAGAAACCATGATGCAGTCAGCTGGTCCTGGTAAAGAAATTCCTGTGAGAACTTTGACCCACTTAAAAGGTGGTGATAAGATCATGGGAACAACAAAGAAATTTACAACAAATACACATAACTGCTGGCACATCTTTAATGCCACGCCATTGATAAACGACGGAACAAAAGGCCCTGAGTATCCGCATGATTCTGAAGACGACATGCGTTTTGATACGGACTTAAATGTTATCAAGATTAAGAATTTACGTGGTAAAGCTGGTGTGTCTGGAATTGAAATTCGCCTAATCGTTTCTCAAGCAGAAGGTATCTTACCTAGTCTGTCAGAATTTCACTACATCAAAGAAGAAGATCGTTACGGCTTCACTGGCGGACCTAAGGATCATTCTTATTCGTTAGAATTACTTCCAGATGTAAAGTTGTCTAGAACTACTATTCGTGGTAAGATTGACAACGATCCAATGTTGCGTCGCGCTTTGGAAATAACTTCACAGATGTGCCAAATGGATCAACTCTGGCGGACGATGGATCGTGATATTCTTTGCACGCCAAAAGAACTATACGAAGACTTAACAAAGATAGGGTTTGATTGGAAACTAATCCTATCAAATACAAGAGGGTGGTGGACTATCAATAACGATAAACATCCTATCCCGTTCTTAAGCGTAAAGGATCTATTAAGAATGCGAAAAGGTTTGTATTTTCCATACTGGTTAAACGCTGATAAGAAAACAATTAAAGAAGAATTTATATTCGAGGAAGAATAATGAATGAAGACGTTCGTATTTGTGGTTTAATTACACTGGAGTGCGCACTTATATTTATTTGCGCATTAATCTTCTACTTTAAAAATAAACGTAGTAAAATTTTAAAAAATATTACATACCCAATTATTTTTCTATAGGTGATGAAGTACGTCACTTTAAAAATAATGGTGTTTATGTAATTACTGGTCTTCCTAATGAATACACTATTGAGAAAACACGCGAACCAGCATATATGTACAGAACACCTGATGGACGTATATCGGTTCTGGCCAAGAAGAGATGGAAGATGGTCGTTTCATTAAATCTCCTTGGCCAGAACAGCTAAGAAAGATGGAAATTATAAATATGCGTGTCTCCGATATACCAGTTGCTATTGATCGTAGACTTAAGACACCTAACGATAAGCAACAAATAAAAAACGAAGAAAGTGTTAAATCTCTTTACGCGGAGTAACCTATTATGAATAACATGACGCCTGGGCAACTAGAACGTTTTGGTAAGATGTCTGAAGAGACTGGTGAGATTCAGCAAGAACTAGGACAGCTTCAACAAAAGATTGGCAAGATAGCTATACACGGTCTACAACCTAGTTTTGAAAATCTTAGATGGGATAATAAATCTGATCTAGAAAGAGAGATCGGTGACTTTCTAGCGGCTCTACAGATCATGGTGGACGCTGGTGATTTAGATGCGACTGCAATTGAAGAAGCTAGGCAAGTAAAGCTTCCTAAGATTAAACGGTATATGAAACACCAAAACGAAATACATGCTTTACCAATGCATCCAGCTGCATTAGCTCTTCCAAAAAATAAATGTTTTAACAATGATTAGTAGTCCTAATATAAGTTCTAGGAAAAAAATACCATGACAACGAATAATGTAGAGAATAATAACACTTCTGAAGCTACGCCTCCTGATCTGGTGGACGTTGTTACAAAAATACTTATTAAACACAATCATCCGAATCCAGAAGCTTGGACATCTAGATTGAACCCAGATGCGTTTAACCCACGCACACTTGATATTCAGCGTTTCCTTATCAATCGTGCTTGGCATCAGATTCTTGGCGAGCTAGATATTAATAAGATCGAAGACACGCTTGATATTCGTTATCAATTAGTTGACACTGGCGAGATTAAACGCTGGGTCGAATTATTCGAACAAGGAGTAGTCCCTTGTATTATTCGCCACAACCTTCCCCTCACTCCGCAATAAATGATTTTGAAATTCGATTGATTGTTGCGGGTAGCCGGTACTATAACGACTACGAACGTTTCTCGAAAAGAATGTTTGAATTCGTAAAAAAGTTTGGTGATAAGTCAATTATCTTTATTTCAGGTAAGGCTAGGACTGGGGCTGACGACATGATTATTAGATGGTGTATAGAGCATCGTCTACCATGGGCTGAGTTTCCAGCTGACTGGGATATTGGTAAGAGCGCTGGGTATGTTAGGAATATGAAAATGAATAAAGTGGCTACAGACTTAATTACGTTTTGGGATTCTAAGTCTAGAGGTACATGGAACATGATTGACATTTTCAATAAAGCGCATGGCGAAGAACATGTTACTGTTGTTTTAATAGACGTTGAGGAATAGATATGCGTTTCAAGACACAAGATCCTAAATACGATATTACGGTTAATGTTAATACCGATGGTCAAATTACTGATGCGTTTTTAATAAACGCAGGAACAGGAATAGGAATACCAGTAGACGAACCATTGTTTATATTTAGAGCTAAGGATAAGCTTGCTGCTGCGACTATTAACTATTATGCTGATAGTCTACAATCAGAAACATTTATTGCAATAGTTAAGAGTAGAGTTGTTGATTTTATAAACTTCGCTAAAAACTATCCTAAACGAATGAAGAATCCAGATTAATTAATTCCGTTTGATGGATTGTATAGAGATCATTAACGGAGAATAGCATGACGGGTAAAACAAATCGTAAAGCTGCTGAAGATTTTATTATCGAATGGATTGGTAAAATTCTGCCAGAAGAAAATAATAAAGTTACAGAGAATCAACAGACATATATCAATCTCTTTGCGTCAATGGACGATACTCAGTTCCACGACTTTATGACAAAGCTAGATGAAGGGGCCATTAAATTAGCAATCATTTCTCCTAACTTTGGATCAAGCCGACTAACTGTTAATAATAATTTAGATTTAGCTGAAGAACTAGGTCATAATTTTTTCGAAAGAATTTGGATGTCTGGAGATACAGATATTCCGAGGTATCTTTCCCCTGTTAAATACTTGATTGTAGACTTACCTTTGAAACGTCAAGCACAGTTATTGGTCAAGAAGATTTCTATCCCTGAGGATAATAAATCAATTGACGACTTTACTGGCCAACCTACAGGTAAGTCTAAAGGTAGTAAGATATCTTATCCAGAAACTCAGATTATGGCGGCAATGAATCTGGATAATAACTTAGTAGAAATGTTGAAATATCGGGGCGGAGATATAAAAGGATTCGATTTAATGAATGCTTCTATATCAAAGACAGGCGGGGTAAGTTTAGCAAATATGTCACATGCCGATAGTAAGGTTAGGAGTACGGAAACATTAAAAACTCTTCTAACATCAATGCATCTTTCGACCACAATTTAAATAACTATGGCTAATCTTAATACTACTGACATGGAAGAAGCAGCTACTGTATTTACGCAGTCACTTAACCATGTTCTGAGCAACTATCTAACAGAGTCAAGTAAATCTGTAAAAGAATTTGTAACACATATTGTTTTGAAAGAAAAGCCTTACATGATGATTACTGAGGAAGGGCTACCTCACATTGTAGAACTTGTTTTCATGAATGAAATTGTTCGTGATTTTGTTTTGACATTGTCTTCTGTATTCTTTTCTCGTTGGGGCAATAACGATGAACAGGTATTAGGGCTTGCTGGAAATATAGCAAGAGGCGTATCTGTATTGCGCGTAGGTGATAATGTAGATATAGCTAATTCAGTTATTCCAAGACAAATATCTGAACGCCTTATGACAGAAGAAATGGGGTCAATGCTTTTGTACAACAATCGTTGGCTCATTTGTTTATTGATGTTGCAGATATATGTTAATTTCGATATACCTGCTTTACCAAAGAAACCGAAATAATAGAAACAAAAATACCAAGAGCGTCTATCAAAGCAAAAGCTTTATGGACTGTTAAACAATCTGATCACGTGACTTACAATGCCCAATAGTAAGAAACTAGAAACTATCTACGTAGACTTAGATGTTCTGCTAGATACAAGACTTGGCACTATCGCAATTTTGGATCAGAATATTGCTGAAAAATTATCGGTCGATGAAAACTATCAAAAACGTCTTAGTGATGATTTTGAGGGAATTGATTTAGACTTGTATAAAGAGTTGTATAAAAATCGCGATGTTACCACACTGAAACATTCTGTTGTAACAAACGCGATAAGCTTACTACGACACCTAGTGAGTGTTATGGCGGAACAAGCAATCACACGACCATATCACGATGGTTTAAAGATTGTAGTTAATACTCATCCGTATATTTTATCCGGTGAGGAGATGGAAGAATTTGGTAAAGTAATTTCTGTATGGTTAGATGGCTTAGCTCCTGTGGAGTTGGTATCTATACCTACCAAAGATCTCACACCCGTGCATTGTAAAACGTATGCGATTATAATAAAATACGATTACGAAGAATGGATGAACATGCAAGGTGAAGCATTTAAGGCAACACAGCTTCCAACTGTAACTTTGCTTGTACCAGCTATATACTTCGTTAAAACACCAACTGATGCAGAGTTGAAGAAGACTATGAAAGAAACTACACACCCCTTCAAGGCGTTAGAGGTGCTGGCTTCGCCACTTATAAGTCTAACTCTCATCGACGTTTCACATTTCAGTATCCTCAAACCGAATTAGAAGACGGCATATATTACCCATATCAGACTATCCTAGTAACACAGGGTAATCTGATATAGGGAATAAAGCAGCCACGTTCTAATATCAACTATGCAATGGTTGAAAAGGTCACATAGGAACTGACGATGCGTTACCGAGATCGAACGACTACGAGAAGAAACATTTCTCGTAGTCGTATCAGCTAATTCTATGCTTCCGTTTTAATCTTATTCATAAATTCTTCGTAATTCGTACCTAATGGATTAATAGCTGTTTCACCATTGACAATGTCTGGTGCTGGAACATCACTACCTAACAACGGTGCATCTCGATTTGTGCCATTTGGTACATTATACATATGCGCTATATTGCCAGATGATAACAGCTGAGCTACTAAAGCAGCAGCTTGCCCCATATTCTTATTGGCTTTCTCGTCGATCTTAATACGCATTCGTCCAATTGCCATCTTATCCATGCCGTCAAGCGCATTAAGAAGCACTTTCTTCTCAGCAGGATCTTCTGGAAGTTTACCTTCATGTAACATACTCTCCACAATGAAGAGTCTTTTAGCGTGGGTATACGACAGTACACTTTCTTCGCTATCTAGTATAACTTCATTATTAGAGAGTGACATGATAAATCCTTTTAATTAAGTTGTATGTGATCATACTTATGTGTTATTGCAAATTATCTTAGTAACATATCATTATAATGAGGTATACGATGAATAACGTTTGGAGGTTAGAAAATGTTATGTGGTTTAGTGAACTAGTTAAGTATCTTAAATCATTATTTAGTCTTAATAATCCTAAGAAGGAAATAATAAAAGAATCACCTTTTGCTCCTAATAGAAAATTATGTGAAACTTTACTAAAGGAATTAAATAGCAATAAATTAACTAATTATAGTGTATCTGTTGGTTTAAGCATAACCATACAACCACTGTACCCTGATATTGAAACCTATATTAAGAAACTGAAAGAAGCTGTTGTTATCATTAAGTACGATAAAAAAATTCCTAGGGAATGGGGTATAGCTGAATCAAGAAGTATGACCTTAGATCATTTTTTAATTACTAGTGATGGTTATTATGTTGATGTACCAAAAGCTGTAGAAATATTTAAAGAAGCTGGTATTAAGTTATGTGAAATAATGGAGGAATCTGATACCGCTCAATATGGCGTCCCAGAGTATAATCTTAGAATGCTTACTAATCTTTTCATTAATCTACGTGAAATTACAAAGAAGTTAATTGAAGTTAGTGTTTCTTAATATCAATAAAGAATTATTTATTGTTTAAAATAATCCAACGGACTGGATAAAAAAAATGGCTAGAAATAAAATGGCTAGAATCTTATTAGCTCACGATAAAGAAATAACAAAGACTAGTGGTCCCAATGGCGTGCTGTCACGTTTATTTAGAAAAATGCTATTAGACTTAGGTATAATGCCTCCTAAATTTGGTAGTTTTTTACAAGATTACATCATAGACACACAGCGTAATATTCCTAATAATAAAAGAGACCAAACATCGATGCGAGGCAATCTCACTAAAGAGTTTGCCAAGCCGCAAATGACATGGAAGGTCTTTTGTAAAGCATTACGTTTTCTACAAATAATAAAAATTGATCTTGTAATTAAAGCTTATCACGGTAATGGTATGACAACATTACACTCTACCGAAGTACAATTTGGTAACAGAGAAAGCTTTGCTGAGTTTATAGAAAACTTAGAACAACCGGAAAAAGATGAGGCTGTTCCATATGTTCAAATCTTAGCTGATAAAACAACAGAGGATTAACTACAAACAATCGTCTTTTCTAGTTTAATTAAACTAGGACAAAAAAATAAAATAGTAATAAGGCTTGATAAAATGAATATTGTACAGTCTGATAACAATTCTAAAGATGGCGTTGAGTTTTGTAATATCTGGATTACTGGTAAGACAAAATTAGGACAAATGCTATCTCAGTTTTACTATTCGCCGTTTATCCATCCCTATTTTGGATCATTCAATTCAATGGAAGGTTTTTATCACTACATTGGTACAAAAGAAAAAGATGATAAGCTGCGCGGTCTGGTTGGTATAAAAGCAAAGAACTATGCTAAGGATTTAACTAGAGGTACTTTTAAAGAATTCTTAACGTGCATTAAAGCTGCGAATTATTACAAGATCGAACAGAACGAAGAAATGAAGCAGTTGTTAATTGAATCAACTCTTCCATTTGAACATTATTATCTTTGGGGTCCAGGCAAGATCGTAATACGGCCAAAACAACGTAATCGCGTTATTGAAGAATTTGAAGAATTACGTATTTTGTTTAAAGAAAATCAACGTCCGAAAGATGTGGATTATTCAAAATACCCAGAATTAATTATAGCAATTTAAATTGATAGGATAGAGATATATCTCTATCCTATTTTTTTTTGTTTAGGAAATTGAATATGTCAAATCCTTTAGCAACGCCAAGTTTTATTAGCGGCGCAAAAGATACTCTTGCAACAGCAGACGTATACACGCTAAATAACAATACACCTATTACCGATGTAGCTGCTATTACAGCAGCTACAAATCCCACCATTGCTAATTCTTTACGCGGTGGTAAAAGCATGAGTAGCACGGCTTCTTCATTAGCAGCTACTGCTGTAAGCGCTGCAAGTGCATTATTAAGCGCAGCAACATTAACAGCTCGTGTAGCTTCATCTATGCCGGAAATGGGATCAGTACTGAGCCAGCTTTCATCTAGCGCGGCTTCTTCTATAATTAACGGAATAACATCTAACTCTGGCATAACTGCTACAGTTAATGGTTTAACAAAAACTTTAGTCGGTACAGCATTTGGTGATATAGCTGCTATTGGTGCAATGATTAATGGAAATGCTTGTCATGATTCTTTTTCAATTGACGACCCTGGGGCTATTGCTGAAGTAACATCAGGGTATCTTAAAATTGCGATGGGTTCTGGAATACCAAACTCTTTTAGTGCTCTCACATGTGGAATTAGTGACAAAGGTATTTTAACAAACATTGCAGGTAATGTTTTACCAAATGCTGTGCAGAGTTCAGATTTGCAGTCGATTACAGCAATGGCTAATTCTGTTGGTGGCGGCACATTGTTGTCGTTGAATCCAAATGTACTAAATAACATTAGTTCAAATTTTAATAATGGTCCTAACGCTACAACAGCTGATTTGTTATCAAATAGCGCAAACATCACATCAACATATGCTGCTGTAAACCCTAATTGGAACGTATACAACAGTCCTGTTAACGGTGTTGGTGGAGACATTACTGCTTTACAAGATGGCAGTCCTGATCTTCAAAATAGTTTATCTTGTTCAGCGATGTCCTCTGCTCCAGCTTTACCGTCAACAGATTTTACAGTGCCGGTAGATGCAGCTACGCCTGATCAACTAGCATTATTAGGAGCAGCTTACCCATCGTCAAGCACAGATGTTAACACATTACTAGGTAATCAATTCCCGAATACAGCGCCCGTGTCTGGTAATATTAATGTTAGCGGTTCTACCGATCCGACAATTATGCAGTATACTTCAACTACAACAAGTATATCGGATAATGGCAGTGCAACTACTGTAGTTAACGGCACACTAGTCACAGCACCGCCAGTGCCATTAACTACAACAAGTACAAATAACGGAACACCTGATGTTTCTACACCAATGATCACTAGTTCACTTTGCATGACAGAACCTTTATCATCGGCTAATGTGTCTGCGCCACCTCCTCGCACATTATCGAATGGTGATATAGAAACTATTGTCTATTACACTTTTAGTGATGGTTCCACTGTGGTAAGCGCAACTGTAGTATTAGCTGGAACAAATATATCCGTTGGACCACAACTAATGTACGCGGACGTTTATGACAACAACATTAAGACAACAGGAAGCATAAGCCCTCCTCCCGCAGGACCGTCTCAAACTTCTTCTAATCTTCCACAAACGGCATAAATAGAGACCAGGATTTATCCTGGTCTCTATGACGCTTAGTTACTAACACCACCGCGTGCGGTGCCTTTGAACAGACCAGATATCAATCTAGCAGGTAACGTATCACCAGCAAAGCTAGCATAGTGCGATGCGCTATTCCAACTATTCCAGTTAGCTAAGTTACGAGTTAAATTAAGTTTTAATTTCTTCAATTGATAAATTTGATCTGATAAACTCATACCAGCCAATACAGCCATGTAATCACTGAATGTGTTATCATCGTCGAATGTAGCGCCTATAGATGCTATTGCAGTACCACCAGCTTCGATAATACCAGCACCTGCGCCTGATATTTTAGTTACACCAGAAGCCGCTGCATCCGTTGCTGATTTAACAGCGCCAGAAGCTAATGACGTCATAGAAAAACCTTGTGAAATAGGCATTGTCATTATAGACGACATGTCTACAACTGAAAATGAAATATCAATACCCATCGCATGACCATCTGTGTTGAAACCAAGATTACCAGTGCCGCGAGTAATAGATAAAGAATCAATCATACCAAGACGAACCTGACAACGTCCTTTGTCATACAGTTCACATAAGAACGGACTAGTGTAAGATTGCTTACCAGTGGATAATGGTAAAGCGCCAGCTAGCAGCATACACAGGGGTATGTACAAGTTAATCATTTGTGATATAGGATTACCGTAAGGACTTCTTAATTGAATCGTGTAAGAAGCTCTTGGTAAAGAAGCTACTGACTGTTGCCAGTATTTTGGGATGTCGACAAACGCAGAACCTCCTAAAGCCGCTATACCGCTGATACCTAAACCAGCTGCTGCGCCCGAAGCAAAATCTCCTATAGCGCCCGCAATTTCACCCACTGCTTTACCAACAATACCATCATCCAGGTTACCTCCAGCAAAACTAAATCTAGTAGATCTTGACGAAGCAGACATACTGTTTATTTTTTGCGATAATTCAGATTCTCCAACTTGATTACTATAGCTATTATCAACATGACCTGTTGCATCTACTCTGAATGTAACAAATGCACTACCGTCATCTAGTTCATTCATGAAGAAATTCATAAATCCTTCATCAGCAGTATTTGCATCAGCTTGTTTACTTTGCGTGTTATCGGCTGCTTTTGTAGGATCTGGTGCGGCAGTAGACGGTGCTACTGGTAAACTTTCTGAATCAGCACCACTACTGGCCGGGTCAGGTCTAGCTTGATTAGTACCAGCTTGCACAACGCCGTGCCCGTCAGTTCCGCCAGCCCAACTAGCTAGATATGATTTAAAAATAGGAGTAGCAATTTTTAATTCTTTTTTCACAGCAGCTTGAATAAAAGTAGATAACTCACCCATGTTATTGGCTAAACGTAAATCTGTTCCATTGTCAAGCGCTTGTTCTATTTCTTTATGGCGCGCGCGTGCAAGACGTTGTGCCCTACCAGCCAATGAATAGACGTCAATGCCTCCACCAAGTTTGAATATTGTCGGCAATTGTTGATTTAAAGTTTGTATCGCAGCGGCATCGAATTGATACGCATCGCTTCCGCCCCCAGAGCCATTACCACCACCTAGTGCCGATTGATCAGAACCACCAATGCGAGGTATAACACCACGATTAACAAGAATTTGATTAACCATCGTTTGCACTGCGTTCCAATACAACGGCATGGTTGGTTTTAAATAATAAAATTTACTACTGGGCTTTGCTAAAAAGAACCTAGCCGCTACGCCTATTAAATGAACAGCTAATAGTTTCCAGCTTAAAATACTAACAATGAAACCAGCTGCTTGTCCTAACGTATAAGCTATACTAGTCGCGCGACCAGTTCTAGCCATTTGACTAGCTCCTGTATTGTAAAAGCCAGTGAAAAAAGTTGTTAACGAATTAAAATCAGGAACACCAAAACGCATGTGTATCAACTGTGAGTTATCGTCAATCGCTTCACTGTAATAACGACCCATTCCTTTACTTCCAGCAAATCCCATGCTGTATCGTTCGAACGTGCTGCCTGATGGATCAGTAAACATTGCAGTAGCTTTTGGATCTGCTGTACGCGTAAATTGTGCAGGTGGATTAATAGCGAAATTACCACCTGGTGTAGTGTCAGTAAATTTTAGACTTGCGCTTGAAAATGTTCTGTTTTGATAATCGACAGCATCTAAATCTTTAGCTTGTACTAAAAAAGATTGCCGTATCCAATCTTTATCTTTAACCATACCTGGTTGTAAATTCATCTTTTACTCCAATATAAACAAAAAAATATAATTAGAGTGGTGCCTTTCAGCACCACTCTAGCTTATCGCCAGTTACCACGTTTAGCCATGGAAACCGGAACTCTTGATGCAGGCTGAGGCGTTCTGTTAACAGCACCATTTACACCTTCTCCTCCTCTCGGAGTTTCAGGTTTACTTTGATCTTCAGAACCTTTTCCTGAACTTTTAGCCATAATTAAATCAGCTATCCTATTCAGTACTTCAAGTTGACTCTTATGAACTTCGTAAGATTTCTCTAATGTTTCGCCAACGTTACCTAAAGCCTTGTTATTATCTTCTTTATGATACTGAGCTTGAGCCAATATATCAGGAGAGCGAGGAGGTGCAAAACCACCTATCGTTTGCCTGTTAAAGTTACCTTGGTCAGCTAATACTTTGGTTGCTGGAGTTACAGGTGTTACTGTTTGCGAGTTGTTACTTCCTGGAGTACTTGAACCATATACAATTCCAGGAGTGACATTACTAACTGGAACAGTCACGCCGCCATGTTTCCTTCTTCCAACTGATGAATCTTCGTTCCCAGTCACTGGTTCATCAGAAGTTTTTACACTTGCTGAAGAAGCTATTGCGGCTACAACTGGAGCGGAACCAGATACAGCAGGTTGATCAGAAGTTTTTGTACTAGCACTAACCGGTAAACCAGATTCGGTCGATGGTGGTACTTTTGGCTTCTTCTTACTATCGTCCATTTCACTAGTTTTAGAAACAGCTTCAGTAGGTCCTTCATTAGACGATGCTCCGCCTACTCCAGCACCAGCGATACTAGCATGCCGGTAGAATATTACTGATGGTTTTGCCTTACGATAAGAATCACCTGGGTAATATCCGTGTAACTGAATAAAATCCGATATCCAATTTCTACCATTAAACATTGTAGCGTGACCATGTTGGTGGCCTGGTATAGGTTGAATAATAGCAACATCACCTGCTTTTGGCGCGCCGTCATTGGTAGGCTTGAAACCTACTTTCTCTAAACTAGGACCATAGTCTTTTGCAGACGTAGTTCTCTTTAAAGTTACCCCACCAGCTTCTACAGCCTTTCTTACAAACTCAGCACAACGACCCTGACTATTTTGGCCAGCATTTGAGTTTAAGCACGCAAGTGACTTATTAACATCCCAGTTTCCTGATTTGCCATTAGGCTCACTACTTGCAGCAGGAGTAGAAGAAACACCCGATACAACCGATGTAGGTACGGATGGTTTTAATATAACTGGTACTTTATTTGCACCAGTAGCCGGAGCTGCATTTACACCACTAGGGCCAGCAGCAATTACACTAGCTGGTTTAGCAGCAGTTGGAGGAGGTGGTGCGTCTGGGATATTTGCAGCAGTAGACGGTGTCTTTGGTTTCCCAAAGTACAATGCAATACCATCATCAATACATTTCTCTTTGACTTTACCAGCCCCGCATTCAACTGTTGTAATTGCTGTTATAATGCCTTTCAGTATTGCGTTATCATGAATATCTAACGCGTCATCAGCAGTTACGCCTAACTTTTTAGAAACAGAATTAATGTAAGATGAAGTGTTGTTATTATCAGACGGAGGTGCGTATTTGCTAATAATTGCATTAACTGTATTTATACCTCGACCAACGAAAAGATGTATCTGCCTAGCTAAAGCAGAAATACCTTCTTCCATCGTAGCAAATACAGCAAACCGCCCACCTGGGCCATCTTCTAATTTTGCACCTGCTTGATGTGCAAAATTAATATTACCAGGATTATTATTTCTAATCCCACGAGGGCCTTTCTTATCTCCTACTGTAACACCAACAGGGCCAGAAGAACCAATACCAGACCCTCCAGCACCACCACCATTGCCGCCTGTAGCAGTAGCGGGCGTTACTGATGGTTTATTAACAGGTTTACCAGTTACTGTAGATATTGCATGAGTTCCTGGTTTACCTGGTAATGTTGTAGGTTTTTTAACTTCATTACCGTTTTCATCTACTTCATTCCATCCGGCTTTTGCATCATTTACGACACCAGAAACGGACTTACCAACAGCCGCTATCCCACTCTTCACAGTACTTACTGCAAAACCATACGCGCTACCAGCAGCAGCAATTGCTTTGTTATATTCCTCTCTAGCAGTTTTTGCAGCTTTTGATGGAAGTCCTGAAGCAACTAACATAGCGTCTGCTGTTTTATCTACCGCAGCGTTATAAGCTTTACCTACGATAGAAGGGCCTGTGGCAAGAGCAAGCATTCCATCTGATGCGAGAGCAATCGCTTTGTTATACGTTGCTCTAGCGGCCTCTGCTGCCTTTCTAGGGGCACCAGCTACGGCCATCATTGCATCAGCAGCAGTATCTACAGCAGAGTTATACGCGCTTTTAACAGCAGATACACCAGACTTCACCGTATTGACTGTGTTCTCAATACCTGATGCTGTTGCACTAACAGCGCTTTTGTACAGATTACTAGCGCCAGCAACAGCATGGTGTCCCATGTTAGCTATGCCTTTTACAGAATAGTCAGCATTAGCAACAGCATCAATCCCTGCTCCCGTTGCGTTAATTGCACCATTGTAAGCGGTACTGGCTCCTTCTGATATGCTACTGCCTACTCTACTCCAGAAACCTTCTTCTTTAGGAGCGGCAGCTACAGCAGCAGCTTTAGCTTTAGCAGTTTTATCTGCTTTTGCTTTATCAGCCGCTGCTTTTTCTTCAGGTGTTAATGGTTTAGGTTTAGGAGGAGCAAGTGCTGCTAAAGCGGCGGCTGACACAGGCATCGGCCCAGGACCTGGATTAATCCCTGATTCAGCTTTATGTGTTTTAGCAGTGTTCTTAGAAGCCATGTACGCAAGTTTCTGACCATGCGTCATTGTAGTCAGTTTATCACGTTCATCGTTTGTTAAGTCTTCTGCTGAATTCACAGAACGATTAGCGTCCGATGTAGATGGAACACCAGAAGCATTATTACCTGCTGCATTAGCTTCCGCTTGTGTTTTAGCTCTATCTATCTTGGCTTTTTCTATCCTAGCTTTAGCAGCTGCAATTGCTTCAGGTGTAGATGCTGTTGATAGTTTCTTAGCTTCATCACCATGCGTCCAGTCGTAAATTTTACTACCTATACCCTGACCACCAGTAATGCTATCTAAACCAGAATTAATTTTATTGCCAGCATAACGACCGCCATTCATCGCCCACTCAAACGGGTTAAGCATACCCCAGCCTTTTGGGATAACCTTACCAATACTATCTATTCTTTGGCCATTAGCTTCGCCAGCAATTCCTTCACCAGCTGACATAAGAGCAGTCAACGGCATGAGTAGTTTACCTGCTAATCCACCTATACCACTCATTGCGCCTTTAGCCATGCCTAAACCAGCTTTACCAATCCCTGCTACTCTAGATAATATTCCCGCTTTACTGGCAACCCCACCGGCTTCCATTACACCAGGCGCGGCACTAGTGCTTGATAAAGCACTACCGGCTAAATTAGCAGCTTCAGCAGTACCGCCTAACATCGCTGCGAGTTTAGCGAACTTACTTAAACCAGGTATTTTTGAAAGAAGTTTAAGACCTTTACTAGCCCCTCCCTTTGCTAAGTTTTTGGTCCACTTTAAAGCACGACCAAACTTACCAGCACCTTTCTCAATACCACGTTCAACTAACTCACCTTCTACCATATCACGAACTGGGTGACCTTCCTCGTCTTTCTTACCATCGCCACCTTCACCCTTATCTTTCTTACCAAATAACCCGCCAAGCATTCCAAGGACACCGCCTTTACCACCACTAGAAGGATGTGCTTTAGCGTAAGCATCTAATGAAGATTCTCCTGGGACTAAACCTTTACGCACTTCATCTTGAAAACTACCTTCACGAATTCCACTTCCATCTATATCACCAAGAATATGCTTCTTAGATTCTGGTAATCTAGATTTTAATATGTTGCGAATTTCTGTTAGTAATTTAATGCCAATATCAGCACCCTTTTTACCAATGCTAGTTCCAGTGTGATCCTTACCCCAACCGGTAATACCGTGCAATAATGTATCTTTAGCAAAACCAACAACATGTTTACCAGCAGTAACAGCATGACCAATGGTCTTGTTGATGCTTCTACCAATTGACATAGCTTGACGTCCAGCAAAACCAATAATACTGCCAGCTATGCCAAGTAGTTTTCTAATACCAGTTTTAATTGGTTTGCCATTCCTATCCAGTACACCACTAGCTACCTCAGCAGCAGACATTGCTTGCTCTACTTTGCCATTTACTACCATGTTTACAGGGCCGTCAATATCACCAGGATGATTAATAACTTTACCAGTGACGGCTGAGACATAACCGCCTGCTCGCATTGTTCTTGCTGTTAATTTAGGCGTAGTAAGATCGTCTCTGGAATAAACGTCTTGTGGACGTTTTGTTAAACTAAATAATTTCTTACCTGTCCATATACCTGCTTTAACAGCAGTGCCAATCACACCAGTGTAAGCGTTAACCAAACTATTTACACCTTTGAATACAGCACCAACAGAAGATAGTAAAACAGCTCCTAGCTTACCTTTCAAATAAGCTCTAGGTATTTCATAATCGTACAAAGCAATATCGCCGTTTTCATCCAGTAACGTGCCAGTAATATCCTTAAACTTTCTAACAGGTTTTCTTGTCTTTTGATCGACGTAATAACCGTTTCTTAATTTAGAAGCAAGTAAACGTGGTTTGTCTTCTCCTTTTACCCAGACATCTCGTAAGTTCATTAGCTTGTCTTTACCCCAGCCAAGTGTGTTAGCTGTTGCACTAACACCAAACTTACCAATTTTCCAAGCATTAGAAAAAGCACCACCAACAACACTATTTGCCATATGAGCAGCATGTCCGGCAAGATGTACAGCGCCCATACCTAGGTCGCCGGCCGCACCTAACACAGATTTATTCCACCAGTGCGTACCTTTTACTTTACCAGTGCCACCGCCTGTGCCAATGCCGTCTTTAAGTTTCTTCTCAATACGTTTTAGAGTAGCATCGATTGACGCTAAAGCAGATACTGGCTTACCTTTCTTACCAGGAATTAAATCTGCCATCCCAATATGTTTTTTGAACATACCGTGCTTACTTAATTCTTCAACAGCGTGTTTCGTTGCGGTTACTGTTTCTTTTGCTTTAGCTTTGATTCTGTCTTTCCAACCAACCGCTTTATCATGCGCCGCTTCAAACAACCCTGAAGCAGTATTTTTAGCCATGCCAGTATGAGATGCAGCTTTATTCTTTAAATCTGCTTCTTTAACTGAGTCCTTAAAAGCTGTTGCTTTAGCATGTGCCTCATGTACAGCACCGTGAAACATCGTCTTAGCTTCTGATGCCTTATGCGTTCCAAAATGAAGCATGTCTTCAAGGGTATTCCTTACCCCACCAACAGCGGCGTGTGCACGATTATTAATTTGGTGATGTTCCGCAAAAGAATGCAAATCAGCCATCTTACGCTTACCAAAGTTCTTGAAAGCTTCAAACCTTGATGCGTTAGAATGTCCTTGCGCGTTTTCTTTCGATATTTGCTTAGCACGTTCCTTTGCTAACTTTAAATGATGTTCATAAACCGGACTATTTAGCGGATTGTTACCAGTCTGGTGTGCAAACGGTTTACCTTGATGACGCATAGCTTCTCGAGTTTCATGATCGAATTTCGATTGCATATTGCGTTGTTGCGTATTATGCTGAAACTGCTGATCGGCATGAGAAGATGGAGCGTGTAAACCAGCACTAGGACCTTGTGGTTTACGAGGGCCAAACGGAACCCTAGAACGTCTACGACGTCTACCTGGACCACTATCACCTTCATCTGCGCCAGACCCACTAGCGTACATCTCGCTAATTCCCTGCAAATTAACATAGTTGCCACTAGGTATTTTTAAACCCATTGATTCAATCAACTTAATATTACCACTATTAATAGCGCTAACATTAATGTAGTTTCTATCCTTATAAAGAATACCAAGCTTAATTAAAAGATCGCGTTCTTTCTTCGTAAGAGTAGCAACACTGATTGTGTCTTCACCGGTCTTAGTAAATCCCATTTTACTAAGATGCGAACCGTAACCAGCTGTATCATAGTCCTCAACAGTGGAACGAACATCTTCCATGTGTTGCCCGACATCTCTAAACATTTCACGAACATGATTCTCTTTATGACCAGCTTCATCGTTACCGAGATATTCGTTATAAGCAGAAATCCACGCAGCTGCATGTGGCTCTGCTTTACCTTGAAAATGTTTAGCATCAGTTAAATTACGTTTTGTGCCCGATATATTCTTAATGATATTGTTACGAACTAATTGTTCACCAATATGCTTACGTGCTTCTGGTGATAATTTTTTATTCTTGTCAACAGTATCAATTATTCTATCAGCGCTAGCTCTGATGTCCTTAACAGCGGTCTTGTTAACAATGCTTTCATGAATAGTTCTTCTAAGCGTTGTTTCCCCAACAAATTTATTTCGTGTGAAATCATAATGCGTAAGCTCAGATGGTTTGCCTGTACGCGTCATCTGCATTTCACGTAACATGCGTGCTAAATAACCAGGGATAATTTCAGTAATAGATTTTGCTATCTGCCTACTAAACGGAGCAGGTTGTTGCATGTCTTTAAGATTATCGCTCTTTAAACCCGTAGATGAAATAGTTGTGTTCTTAACAGCATCCCCAAGAAACTTAGCAACAGCATTTAGAACTTTACCATGTTTCTTTGGGTCCCAATTATTTGCTGTTTCTAATGCGGCTTGTTGCGCATCGTCGTGAAAATACTGTAACTTATGACCAACACGATGAATGCTGTTACCAACTTTCCCCTTAGTATATTTATTTATTAGTGGTTTTGCTTTCTTACCTAGAAAAGTACCTAGTGAACCAGATAATAAACTTCCGAAAAACGTCCCTGCCATATCACCACGTTCTTCATGCGGGTTATCTGCCATACTCGCCATACCACCAGCTTGATCTAAGTGATCAGCATATCCCATACCTTCTCTAGCGCCGTTGCTAAAGCCCGATAGCTTACCTTTAGCTTGGCGTAATAAACTATCAGTAAAGTCTTTAAAAAATGCTTTACGTTTTGCATCAATCTTAGCGCTAGCGGCGTTAATAAAGTTATTGCGTAAAACTTCTTTAAGGCGTTCAGATGTCTTTAACTTTACAAAATCAGGTAAGCCTGTATTCTTTGCAATAGTCTGATACTGAAGCATTGCGTTTGTATTAAAAACACGCATTTCTTCTAACGTGTCTTTTGCAACGTAGTAATGGCGGAACTGTAGTTCCAAAGATTTACGCTGAAAACCAGAATCTATTTTTTGCTGATAATTTGCTATCTGCTGAAGACTAATCCGCATAGCGTCCAGCTGCGACATTTGATCTTTATGTCTACTATGTTCTAGTCCAGTTTTAATGTTTTCTCTAGCTGTATCTCTGGCAGATTGTTTTAATGTTGTTTGCGTTTGTAAGTTAAAAATCTCACCTAGCTGCATGCGCAAAGCTGCATCGCGTTGTTCTTCCGGCGACATACTGCGATACGCGCTCTGTTCAATCTTTGTCCATTTCTTTATTTTCTCAGCAATGTTTTTTGGAATTGCCGAATCTGCTGCCGTGACAACTTTATCTGTTGTCCGTTTTATATCGTTAATTAGTGGTTTAATATCCCGAGCAGTATCATTGTATAGATTCTTAATGCCACTTGTGGACTTTCCAACAAAATCTGCTGCCGTACCATATCCTTTTGGAAGAGCAGCTTTAATTGCATTGGTAATAAAAGCCGAAGTAATAACGGACTTTTTTATACCTTTCGCAACTCCTATAGCAGTATGTGTTGTTGGCGATCGATCATTTTTAATCTTAGGTGCTTTGCTAAAATCAAGATTAGAAATATCTAACGATGAATCGAATCCAAATTGGTCTAATTCGAACTTTGTTTTATTAGCCATGTATTACCTCAAATGAGTTAAGCTTTAAGTGTCACTATTCATACTTTTAGCGTAATCTGTTTTAATTACAGAAAGGAAGCCTAATGGCACAACGTTCTGATATACCTTTTAACATAACTCTTTTGGAGCTTACACCCAATAAACTCCAAAATATGCGACCTGTTACTAAGCTAGATATCTTTGATGGCTCTAGTAATTTATTCAACCCAGATGGTTTGTTTTCTACACTTATTTTTGGTAAAGAAGGAGATGACAGACGGTTATTTCGTTTCTCTTTTATCGATATTAAGATACCTATTTTTCATCCAATAATCTACGAAGCAGTTGTTAAGCTTAAACGCTTGTATGGTGGTATTATTAACGGTACAGAGTATGTTACCTGGAATGAAGAACTAAAGAATTTTGAAAGATCTAATAATCTAGTTGGTAAAACAGGATTCAATTTCTTCCTTGAACATTGGGAAAATATAGAGTTTGAGCAAACCGGCAGTCCGTTACGCGAACAAAGCATTCTCATGATAAATAAATATAAGAAAGTTGCTTTAACGCCAAAAGTACTGGTTATGCCTGCTGGTTATCGAGATGTAGAAATAGGCCCAGATGGCCGCCCACGTGAAGATGAAATCAATAAACTTTACCGACAGCTACTAACAATAGCAAATACAATTTCTGAAAGTGCTGTAAAGACCAATGCCGAAATGCTAGACAGAGCACGGTATAACTTACAACTAACTTTTAACGAAATTTACAATACTATCAAAGCCATGTTAGAAGGTAAGAATAAACTCTTACTAGGTAAATGGGCAACCCGTGGTTTGATGAACGGTACACGTAATGTCATTACAGGAATGGATACCAGTGTATCTTATTTAGGCGCGCCAGGTACTGTAGGTTTTAATAACACAATCGTTGGGTTGTATCAGTTATTAAAATCTATTATGCCTGTAGCACGATATCATATTCG